TATTCCTGCAATAGATATTGGAAAGGCACAAGAGAAATGACTTTTGAATCATTCGCAGAGCAACATGGTTTAATTATTGACCACATTGTTTATGACCGTTGGGCGCGCGTTCCAACAATAGATAAGCCCCATTCTAAAAACGGTTCTTATATATGGGATGGACAATCCGGAGCAGTGCAAAATTGGGCTATACATGAGAAACCGATTTCATTTAGGTCAAATAACGCTAAACGTATTTCGTCAACAGAGTTGCAGGAAAAGAAAAGAAAAGCACAAGAAGCTAAAATCAAAAAGCAAAATCAAGCTATTATGACTGCTAAATATATGCTTGACTCTTCAGTTATGGGTATACATCCCTACATGGTTAAAAAAGGATTTCCTAATTTCAAGGTTCATATTTATGAGGATATGATGTTGTTGCCTATGAGAATTGGTCAAAATTTAGTAGGCTGCCAAGCAATATCCCCTCAGGGAGACAAGAAGTTTTTATATGGTCAAACCACTAAGGGCGCAGAGTTATGTATTGATAACAAAGGCAAACATATACTATGTGAGGGATATGCTACGGCTATGAGCCTACGCAGAGTATTAAGAAGCATGGGTCTCAAATACACGATACACACTTGTTTTTCGGCGGCTAACATCGTTGAAATAGCTTCATACTACGAACAATGCGTAATCGTGGCGGACAATGATATCGTTGGTCTTAATAGCGCACAAAAAACGGGCAAACCCTTTTGGAGTTCACCCGTTACTGGAGAAGACTTTAACGATTTTGAGTTAAGACTTGGCACTGAGCAAGCTGGTAAAACGTTTACTGCAAGCGGTTTGATGGCGGATGACGACTAAATTCATTCTCAGCAAATAAGACTTTTTTAGCCTCATGGACTTTCCCAACAATTTCATTTCCTAATGCAAATGATTTAGAGGGATAGCCCACCAATTCCACGTTTACTTCAACCTCACCATCATCTGTGTCCTTCAAGTAAATTATTGTTGCGTTCAACATGGACAATCCTTAAGGTTCTGTTGGGAATAAAATGGTCAGGAAAAGCATCAACCAAGCGTTTTAAATTGTTTTGGTCTGCTAATAAAGCCAATTCTCCCAATTTTACTGCAAAACCACCCTGATTGGATAGTCTATCGACTGCTTGAATCAAAGCAGTTCTGTCTGTTAATAGCCTCATACTAATTCCTATGATATGCATCGTTAGGGTTTGCTAACATGGATTGGAGTAGGTCATCAACAGTCTTAAACCATTGAATGACCTTTAACCCGTTAGCCTGATATATGGTAAAGCTCACATCCATTTCCATAAGATTTGACCAACTACTAAGCCAAATGAGAATGCCAAAATACATCCTAGCATTTCCAGCCTAGTAATACGCTCGTAAAGCATTTCCTTAATCTTCATCATTATCCTCACAAGATTCACTATCAATCACTTCCAGCCCGTCCAATTCGTGCATATTGGCAAGCTCGTCATAAGCTACCCCTTGTGCCTCATCTTCATCGGGCGCATCAATATAAAAGGTCTCAGAACCAGAGTAATAAAGTGTTACGGCATATGTTTTCATTTAGACTCTTCCTCATCAAAATTACCATCAATACTGTCATAAAAATGACTTTTATATTTAATATTGCTCATAGGCGAAATCATAAATACCCGCTCTGATAACTGTTCGGGCGATAAAAATGCACTTGGATTCTCAATCCGCAGTGTATCAATCATGTCATCTAATGCCGGATTAGGTTTGCCACAATCCGGATGACTTGGTTTGCGCCCTACTAATTTCAATCTAGATTGCTGTTCTTTTGTTAAGTTAATCATGCTACTTTCTCTCTTTCGTCTAAAATATCTTCGCAATAATTTTGTATGACTTCCCAGTTTATGCCCACTTCGCAATCATGGTATTTATCAAGTCGTCTTAATACTTCTCTAGCCTCATCTTCAGTTAAATTTAATTCTTCATGGTCTTCCTCTGAATTAAAAGAATCCATAACATCCGATATATGCCACCAACTCGCTAACCAATCAGGGTCAGTTAAGCGTTTAATATCCTCTGTTGTAGGAATTGTTTGTCCTTCCGGTAAATCAAATTCAACGACTACTTTCATGCTTCCTCCACTTCATGTCCTACTGTTTCTGAATAGCTAGTGCTTACACTGTCAGCATCTTCCATTTCAAAATATCTATCAACTGCTATGTCATAAGCATCTTCTTTGTTTTCTGCATTTACATAATATCCATAGTCTTTAGTAGATTGCTCTGTAAATACTACAAAATATTTAGTCATAATATTCTCCTGCTGGTTCAAATTTTGGCGTGGTTAAAAGTAAGCGGGCGTCAATCTCTTGGATAACTTCCTGAGCCTGTAAGACTTCTTCCTTATCACTCTCATATTGCTCAGGATACGAATGCTTGGGATAGTCATCTAAATACCAATCAGAAAAGTCCGATAATCTGCGTAATTTTTCGTATTGCTCCAAAGTTATTGTAATTTCCATGATGCTATGTCCTTTGTGGCTTTAAGATATTTCATTAAATAGTCGTCTGTGCATTTCCATAAATTGACAAGATGGTTTTCTAATTCCTCATGTTGCAATTCAGGGTAAATATCCATCATTAGGGTATAAATTTCATGTTGCATTTGATAGCGTGTCATGACTGCTCCCATGTTCTTGAATTGTATTCGTCAATAATCTCTCTGAGGGTTTGCTTATCGTATCCAATCGCATTCATGAGAATGTTATACAAATACTCGGCGTCTCCCTCTTCCAAGCCCGCTTTGATTGTGGTGATATCGTCCGCTATTAAGCGGTCTATCATGCTACTTCTGTCCATGTTATCTCCTTATCTTCCATTTGGTCTTCAATCGTATAAGCGTTGCCTGTTGCCATGTAATACATATTCGCCTCACCAAAAGCATCTTTGAGCGTTGCAAACTCGCCTAAAAGCGTTCCATTGTGGTTATAAACCTTCCATCTAAACATTTTCTTCTCCTCTTAATTCGTATCTAACGTCCATGCCACCCATACCCCAATCTAAATCACCTCCGCAAATCATATCTTCTGCTTTGCCGTCCGCCTCTTCTCTACTTTCGGCATCAATTTCTACTTCTAAAACGGTCTCTTCAATCAAGTTATAGTAATACTTCGTCATTTTTGACCTCCTCGTGATAACTTTCTGAATCTATATAATCGGGATTTTGCCAGTCAATCTTATCTTCCAAAACAATAGCATTAAACTTTTCTCTTGCTTCAGATGTGCAAGTAGCTTCAATTTCTACATCAAAATATTCTTTATGAATATAAGTGAAAACATATTTAGGCATTTTCTAGCTCCTCATAATCAAAATGGGTAATAATAAAATCACCACTTCCATTCTTAACTAATTCTAAAAACTCACTTTCGGTGCAATAATAAAGAATAGCCTCATCCGATATACCAAAACTATCGGTATCATTTTCTTCATCGTATTGTCCAAAACTGATGTATCTAAACCCTTTCGCAAGGTCATCTTGCCATTCAATATCGCACCATGCGCCTATTCTCATTTTTGCACCTCATGCTCTCTCTGTTGCCATTTAGGAATGCGACACTTTGCGCCATTACTTGCTATAAAAAAGGTCTTTCTGCCATCCTTTTTAAGCGTAAATGTATCGTCTTTAAATGTGCCAAAATTAAGCGGGCGTGTGAATTTAATGGTCAATCCATCCGGCACTTTAACCTTTGGCATCTTCTCTAAACACTTATCCCTCCATAACCTAGCATTACCCTCAACTTGTGGGTTAAGGGCGTCTAGCTTCTTAATCATGGATATCGGCGCATCATAGTAATAAGGCATCATTTCCTCTGCCATATCCTTATAAGCCCATTCAGTAGGGCTAAATGACATCAGAATAACCATTCCTACGCTACTCCAACTCTTATCCTCTCTTACATGGGTATAAATACCATATGCCGTATTACCTCGAATAGAGATATCGTGCAATTCCCATGACGGCGAGCCTGCCTGATTAAATTCCTCTTCCAGCCATCTTTTCTTATCCCCATGGTAAGGGGGTTGCATTCCAGTCCATCCCATCATCTTCTCCTCTGTTAAGCGTTAACCTCAATAGCCTCATACTTAAAACAATAGCCTCATACTACTAACAACAATTTAGCCTCATACTACTAACAACAATTTAGCCTCATACTACTAACAAAAACATAGGGATAAACCCTAATCCAAAACCCTCATTTCTAAGGGTTTCAGATTGTGGTTTATTGCAGTTTGCTTAGGTCGTCTCGGGCGTCAATCAATAAATCCCAGCATAAATTAAAATCGGGGTCATGCTTGGGGTCGGTGTCGAGATACTTTTCCAAGTCCGTTATAAGGGCTAAAAGGTAGTCTATTTGTGTCATCAGTCCATCCATCCGTCATAATATTGTGCCTTGATACCCTTGCTCTCTAAATATGCAAGGGCGTTATCTTTTGAGCGTTGAGCGGATAGATTACCCTGCACCCAGTCGCACCTAGTAATGGTTAGCTCTTGGGGTTTGCGCTTACCCTTTGCGACATACCATACCCTAAACCCTTTCCCGCCGGTGCAAGTGCCTAAGTCCTGCGCTCCTTGATATTGCCATTGTTCATGCCATATATTGCCCGCAATAGTGCCATGGGTTTTTAAGCTCTCTAGCTCTGTGGGCGTGTATGCCTCAATCGTGCCGTTGTAAGTGTTGCAAATTTTCATAATTCATACTCCACAAGTGTATTAAGTTGATAATCTCTAACTGCATAACCCATAATTGACGGGTCAATTTCTCGAATAGCTAAATGCTCCATGTATAAATGAGCGTTTTCTTCATCCGTAAATTGTGCGATAGCCTCGCTTTTTCCTGCCTTGTTTCTATATACAGTAAACATAATTACTCCCAAAAATGACGGAGTGCGCTAAATAATTGATAAAAGGCATAAAAGCCCGCTAATACTACTAAAGCATTTAAAATGGTTTCTTTTAAGTCGGTCATCATTTCCCCTTTAATCTAAAATGCATTCTCTGAGAGTTCTCATCTCATCAGTCCACGATTGCCCGCAAATATAGGATGCCTGCCCGTCATTAAAAACAATGCGGGAATATATGCCAAAATTGTTCCAGCATGACAATGGCAAATCCATCCGGCGGGACAATTTCTCTTTTGTTTTGCCCCTGCATCCTGAGCCAATTAAGCGCAAAATCTCGCTTTTTTGTTCATCTGTCAATTCTGTTGGAATGTCTTTGGCGTCATGTTTGGCGCACCAAATCCGGTTTGATAAGTTATCGTTCATTTTTTGCTCCCTGTAATTAGTGAAAATAAAACCCATAAAACATAAAAGCCCGCAATAATAAGGGTAAACCCTAAGCCCTGTAATATCAGGCTAAGGGCATCCCTATAAAAATAATCCCACTGGCTCATTTAAAAAGCTCCGTCTGTGTAATGTGAAAAACTGCACCGGTGGTCGGTCTAATTGCCTCTAATCCGGTCTTTTTATCGGTGTATTTAATCCAGCTAGTTACCTTTACGCCTGTTTCGCCTTTTTTAACTTTGCGACCAAGTGCGTTCCACGCTGGAAGGGTCAAAACATTTTCCCGTGGGATAATCTCTCCGGATGGTATGCCCTTAGCAATCATCCCTCTATAAATGGCGTCATAGTTAAGTGCGCTAGTGTTGCCCCTTGCCCTGCTCAGTGCCTCTAATTGATATTCTGTTTTCATTGTGTCTAGTCCTCTGTTAAGTGTGTTTGACTGCTTACTGCACAAGTAGATTAAAGCCGTTTTACTATTAAAAAATTGACCTAGGTCAAGAAAATGACAAATAGTTTTTCACAATGTGATAAAGTTTTAATTCATTCCAAAATTAAAAGGGCGCAAGTTTAACCCTGCTGGGATGGTTTAATAACTGCTCTCATATAGAGAGATACTGTATAGATAACCAGTACTGTGCATTTATACAGTTATCCTGATATACTCCTAACCATGTTCCGATTGTTTTCCCGTCATGTTCTTATTTATACCTTATGAGATTACCCAAATTAACTAAAGCTCAGATAAGCGAAGCACTGGAGCAGATGCCCATGCACCAAATATTAAACGTGGATAAAAACTCGATGACTTCTAAGCAGTTTGCATTTTGTGAGCATTTAGCAAGGGGAGACACTAAAGCGGGCGCATATAGAAAAGCGTATAACAGCAAGGGCAAAAGTAAGACTATGGCAAACAACGGGCATAAGCTGGCAAGTCGTGGGGATATCCAAGCGATAACAGAGGCTATTAAGCTGGCTATTGAGTGGGAGAAACAGTATACAGCAGGACAAATAAGGTCATTAGTGGCTCATAGGCTCACTGTGGAAGCATTGGCGGAGGATAGCAACCCTTCCGTACGTGTCAACGCTCTTAAGGCGCTGGGAACGGTAGCGGGAGTGGATAGCTTTATTCACCGGTCTGAGACGAAGGTAGTTAAGGATAGCGATAAAGCAAAGGATGAGCTCTTATCCATGCTTAAACAAGCCCTAAATGATAACGCCCGTACCATTGACCAATCCGATAGCGACATTGACGCACTGATGCGGGAGATTGACGGGGGTTTGGCGAATGCGGGAGGCGAGATTAGCGACCCCCATACACCCCTTTTAGCAGAAGGGACTCCGGAGTCTATACTACATACTATTTCCAACACTCAATCACCATCCAAAAGTAAGGGTACCCCCATTGCTTCCAAAGACGAGCCAAATAAATAGTCTATATAGAAACACCCCCCGTCGTTGTTTTTTTACAACATAGGGTGGGGGGTATATATTTTGGAAAAAATGCTTAATGAACTCAAAGCAATGCAACGGATAGACTATGTACCAGAATCTGTCGGATATAAGCTATTAGATGATGTTATTGCCCTATTAACCCTATTAAATGACTCAGAAGAGTTATGTAAAAGACCAGTAGAAGTGTTTAGAAAATGAGAAATTTAAAGGATGTGAAGTACGAATTTGATTGGGCGATTGATAGATTAGAGCAGTACGCCCGCCTAGTGGAGTTTTTGAGCCACGAGCATAGTTGTTTAATTAAAGAGCAGCAGGACGCTGAAAGAGTAGCAGCAGTACAAACCCATAAACTGATAGAGAGGATTAGAAATGATAAGAACATACATAAATGAAGAAGATGGATTGGTATGCATTAAATGTGCCAAACAGTTTATAGACCCAGTAGATGATGTTAAGATTATGAATCTAATATCAGAAATGCCGGAATCCCCTAATAACGAAGAACTCTACGAATTTGCCCGTAAAGTAATCGAGGTAGCCCAACATGATTGAAGCCATAGTTAAGCCACAGCCCCTAGATAATGATGTAGCCGTAGTCAAGATACTACAGTTAATGGGTCAGCTCTCTGTAGGAGATATTAAGTATCTTCTTTCTGTAGCGTCTCAAATCTATGATGCCATCAATATCTCAGCGCCCGCACAACATTGGGTGCTTGGAGAAAAAGTGGCGTCTGACCGTCATTGGGAATCTCATCTATGAGGGATTTCGTCTATTCCATCATTGGAATGGTAGTAATCTATATCGCCCTATCTATACTGTTATGACAGAAAAACAACAATATATCTATACGATTATTGACTCTTGGTGGAACCGTTATGGTTTTGCGCCCTCGATTCAAAATATCATGGATATTACAGGGGATAAGTCTAAAGGTAATATTCATCGGATTATTATCCGTCTGTGTGAATTGGGACACTGTAAGCGTCTACCCAATACGGCAAGGTCTGTACGACCGTCCTATATTAAAATGAAGCGCCCTAAATGAATTTAACGGAAATTGTTAAAAATCTAGACCCAGCGCAGCAAGCTGCCTTTATGGAGGCGGCGGAAGTCTATCTTAGCTCCAAGAAGCGGGAAAAAGCCCATACAGACTTTATGACCTTTGTCCATGAAATGTGGCCCGGGTTTATTAATGGCGCCCATCATAAGGTGATGGCTAAGAAATTTGAGGAGATAGCAAGTGGAAAGATTAAACGCCTTATCATCAATATGCCGCCACGCCACACAAAATCCGAGTTTGCTAGTTATATGCTTCCTGCTTGGTTTCTTGGCAAATATCCCAATAAAAAGATTATTCAATGTTCTAACACGGCTGAATTAGCTGTTGGCTTTGGACGAAAGGTCCGTAACTTAGTAGGAAGTGAACAATATGCCAAAATTTTTCCAGATGTCAATCTTCGGTCAGATAGTAAAGCTGCTGGTCGTTGGTCTACTAATGCTAACGGCGAGTATTTTGCTATTGGTGTTGGCGGTACCGTTACAGGTAAGGGCGCAGATTTGCTCATTATTGACGACCCGCACTCAGAACAAGAAGCAGCCATAGCAGCCACGAATCCTGAGGTCTACGATAAGGTCTATGAGTGGTACTCCTCAGGTCCACGTCAGCGTCTACAGCCCGGGGGGTCTATTATCGTAGTGCAAACCAGATGGGCAAAAAAAGATTTAACGGGAAAAATTATTAAATCTTCTATAGAGAAAGATGGAGATATTTGGGAGGTTGTAGAGTTTCCTGCTATCCTACCCTCTGGGCGCGCCCTATGGCCCGAGTTCTGGGATATCAAAGAGTTGGAGGTTCTAAAAGAAGAACTGCCAATTTCCAAGTGGCAAGCACAGTACCAACAACAACCGACCTCCGAAGAGGGCGCATTAGTCAAAAGAGAGTGGTGGCGCATCTGGGAGAATGATTATCCACCAATGTGTCAGTTTGTTATCCAATCTTGGGATACGGCGTTTACTAAGAACGAGCGTTCAGACTATTCAGCTTGCACTACATGGGGTGTTTTCTATAAAGATGAGAACGAGAATGACCCTAACATTATCTTGCTAGACGCTTATAAGGCACGACTAGAGTTCCCAGAGTTAAAGGAAAAAGCCTTTGATATGTACAGGGAATTTGCGCCAGATGCGTTTATCGTGGAAGGAAAGGCGTCAGGACTGCCGTTAATCGGAGAATTAAGAAGAATGGGTATTCCTGTATCCGAGTTTACCCCAACCCGTGGAAATGATAAAATCGCGAGATTGAACTCGGTAACAGATTTATTTGCGTCTGGCAAAGTATGGGCGCCAGAAAAAAGATGGGCAGAAGAAGTAATTGAAGAGATGGCTTCCTTCCCTAATTCGGACCACGATGACTTAGTAGACTCCTCTACACAAGCATTAATTCGATTTAGGCAGGGTGGTTTCATTCGATTGCCCAGTGATGAACCAGAAGAACCGCAGTATTTTAAATCCAAGCGTAACGCAGGATATTATTAATGACATATGAAGAAGAGCTTTTAAGTGCAGCAAAAAGGGATTACCCCTTTATCTCACAGCATGACCCCATTATCATTACTGGTGATTCTGGAGAAGGCTACGCTGAAACTTGGCCACCATATGAAGAAGGCCCAGAAAACAATAGACCAAAAGAGTTTCCAATAGATAAAACAGGTATAGTTATTGGTAGTCCAGAAGAATTTAGTCACCATGATTTAGCTGGCGAAATACTGCATGTTGACCCAATGTCTCATGCTACTCGTGAAAATTTAATGAAGTCTTGGACTCCACACCAATTAACAGAATTAGAGAAGCAATCTAGGGATTGGCAAACAACTTTAAATGAAGGTCGTCCTGTAGAGCATGCAATACGCAACGCAACAGACGCTGCAATTCGTGGATACATACTAAATCAATGGCCTGATGACGCAAACAAAAGATTAAATTACAGACCAGAACAAATTGAGAAGTTAGAAAATTTAAAAACATATATGACATCAGAGCCATCAAACATGAAGCATGGTGGAGCAATAGACAAGCCTATAAAAGGCGGATTAAAGTTAATTTAAGGAAAAAATATTATGGCAATTGATAAAGCTCTCTACCAAGCACCCGAAGGCATTGATGCCTTGGCAGCCA